AAGGAGAATCATATTAATGATAATTTCTTTTCCATAATATCATATTCGGTTAGAGGAAAAGTGTTTTGAATTAGATTGGTGAATTGAGTAAATCCCATTTCACTTGGGTCTTTCCCTTCTAATTCAACAAGGTAGACTTCTTTGCCTTGATTTATAAGATATTCACAATGTTTTAAAGCCTGTTTAATAGCATCTGTATCTAATGCCATATAAATTTTATTTACTGTTGATGTTGCTATTTTTTTAAGTAATTTAGATTGTAAATTTTTACCAAATAAAGGTATAGCATTTCTTTTTATAGTCATAGCATCAAATGGTCCTTCACATAATACTAAAGGTGAATCCCAATTAATAAATAACTCAAATGGAATTATATTTCTCGAACAATCAGGATTTCTATATTTAATATAAGCATTTTTATCAAATGAACGTGATGAAAAATAATTTAATACCCCATCTTTATCATAAGAAGGTATAATTACCATATTTTTATATTTTCCAAAATCACAATAACCTATATTATATTTTTCAATATCATCTTTAGTTATATTTCTTGATTTTAAATAAGTAAAAGCACGTTTAGCTGTGATATCCATATTATCTAAAATGGGTTTGTACTCTTTAGGCAATTCAACTTTTGTTGATAATACAACTTCTTCTACGTCACTACCTGTTTTTACTAATTTAGATAATTCTAGAAATTTTTCAGGTTGTGTTTTTATTTGCTTAAATAAAACCTTTATTGTTTTTCCTTTTTTACCACAAACCCAACAATGCCAAGGATTATAACCCTTTTTATTTTCAGTAAAGTTAACCTCTAATTTCTGTTTATGATGATGACAGAAAGGACAGTGGTAAGATTGATTACCTCTAGCAGTTCTTTTACCTTCGCCTAATACAGAATTTACTAGATTAACCAGTAGTTCATTTATCATACGGGGAAGATACGAAAAATCTATTGGGGATCAAAGTCTTTTGTGAAAAACTTTCCTAAAATATTATCATTAAAAAAGTCATCTGGTTTTTCTAGTACGCGATATAAAAACTGGTATTGTGTTTCGTAATAGGTGAGTAATTTTTTGGTTGTGGCTACTTTCATAATATAACGTTCAAAATGTTCTGGTGGTTCGTTTTCTACTAATAATTTTAAATTTTTATTAGAACCATAATATGTTTTCCAATCAGATTCTTTACTTACACGTTTGTGGGTAGGTTTTCTTCCTTGCATTCCTTCATACATAAGTAAATCTTTTTTTGTTACTTTAACTTTACGATGATGTATAAGTACTTTTTTTCCTATATAAGCTTTATTAGAAGGAATATGATTTACTCTATAAACAAACCCATAAGTATTAATTGGGAATTGAGTAATATCCGTAATTTTAGTATTGTTGTACATCCAGTCCATAAGAAAAAATATTATCGATCCAAGTTAACTAATATAGTTGTATCTGTAACATCGGAACTTTGGAGTGGTTGGGCAAGTTTTCCTATTGCAACTAATTCTTTAGAATTGTTATATAAACCAACAGTTGTGATATAAGGTTCAAAATATGAACCTGTTGCAAAATCTCTAAGAGTTCCTATATCTGAGCCACTAATGGTTATGGAAGGATTTTGGGAATAATTAAATTCATTTTCTAATAGAGTACATTTGTATTGGGATTCATATATTGTTATTGTACTATCAAAAGAACAGGTAACATTACTTCCTGTAATCATTTCATTAATTTCTGATAATGAAGAAGAAGTTACAATTGCTAGACCGTGTTGGTAAATAATATCTCCAACTTTAATACTACTTTTAAATAAACCTCCTTGACCATCATCTGTAATAGAATTAGAGGGAGTATTTAATGTAAATGAGCTTGGTCTTATATATTCTCCAAACATTTTGGAAGGTATAGATACAACACCTATTACATCATTAGATCCAGTTGGAAAAGATCTATTAGCATCCAAAGTGTTGGGTAAATAATTATAATAACTTGGATTTTGTGTTCCTGCTCCTCCAGTTATAGTTCCATCAGGATTAAAACTTGCTGTCATAACAGGAGATCCATCTTCTCCTCTTAAATAGTTGGAATAATATAATTGACGAATTGAATGATATACTAATTCTTTATTTTGAGAAATAATTTGGCCTGTTGAGTTTGAACCAGATATCCATAAAGTTGATTCAATATTTTCCCCAATAAATCTATCTATTCCAACATTAGAAGCTGTTAATTCACTCGCTCCAGTAAATGTAAAGGATTTATTTACTGGAAATGGAGTTACTACTACATCTGCTGTTATAAATGGTTTGTAAGTACTCATTCATCTTAAAAATCTAGTTTAGCTCTTATCAATAGGGCCTTAGTAAAATTATTAGGTAAAGGTCTAGATAATTTAGCCACAGCTAATAATTCATTAGCATCATTATATAAACCTGCAGTTGTGATATAAGTTGCAGGATTATTAATGAATATATCATAAATTACTTCTCCTGTAGAACCTGATATAAATGAAGGATTTTCAGAATAGTTAAATTCAGATGCTTTTGTATTAATAAATACATAATCTGAGGTTATAGTTTCTGAAGCATTTAATTGAAATGAAGCTCCTAAATTAAGGGCATCACAAAGAGTATCTTCATTGCCTGCATCAGTACCATTTGTTCGACTGGCATTTAATCCAATTTCTCCTAAAGCTGTTGGGTTTAACATTATTGTCCCTAAAGTTGGGAAAAATAAACCATATGATCCAGAATTATTAACATAACCACTTCCACTATAAGCTGAACCATTTGAACCTGATACAATTTGAAATACTTGAGAAGATCCTATAAAAGTATTAACTGAAACATCATTTGAATTGTCAGTTAAGTATCTGTCTCCTGTGGTGGTTGTTAATTTTAAATTAAAAGTTCCTGGGAATAATTTTTCTTTATATCTGGCTCTTTCTACAGAAAGAACATAAAAAGTAGGTGAAGAATAAGTATTACCACCATCACCAAAAGTAAAATCAATAGTTTCATCCTCTAAGATTAGAGATCTATAGGATCCATACATTGTAGCAGATGGAGTATATGATGAAAGAGTTGTATTATAAGGTACACTACCACTTCCTACTTTATCTCCATATACTATATCAAATTGAACAGCAGCTGAAGTATCTGTTGATGCAGTTTGGTATATACTTAAGTAATATTGTCCAGAGGATCCTGCTTTTTGTACTGATGAAGAATAAAAATTAGTTAAAGTAGGAACACCTGTTGACCAAGCTGTAGACTGTACAGCATCTGCACTCACTACAAAATCTTCGGGGTCTAATCTTTTAAAGCTCATTTATTTTTGTTTTATGTTGTTTTTGTAATTGTTACAGGAATAGTTATTCTAGCACCACTATCTAAACCCACAAATGTAATTGTTGAGGTAAGTTGAGTATTTGAACCAAATAATGTATTAACTGTAGTGGCTCTTAAATTAATTTGAGTTCCAATTACGGTTGAAGAAACATTAGTTCCTAAAGTAGTAGTAGATGTTGTATTTTGATCAGTAGCTGTTGTAGTATTAATACCTACTCCATTAAAAGTACCCATTAATCTAACATCTGCTATAGTGGCTGAATATCCTGATTGTTCATATGCTGTTGCAGACCCTAAATAATTTAATGTTTGAGGTGTTATTGCTAATGAAGCTCCTTGTTTTAAGGTTATAGCAGTATATCCTAAATCTAATACAGGTAATTTAGCTGTTCCTCTTGGTAGAGTAGCTAATTTATATTTCATAATTTGTGATTCATCTGGAAATGCTTCTAAAAGAGGCATATTATCTATTGCTTCTCCATAATAAGCAGAACCAGAAGGGTGAGTTGGATTATACAAAGTATAATCAATTTCATCATCAGCTAATGCAAATTGTGTTATTTGAAAAGAACCATCATTTTTGGCCATTAATTCCCTACCCTTTTTAGTAAGGATAGCATCTATTGTTATTACTTGGTTATTTAAATATCCCATTTTGTTAAATTTTCTTTATATATTATAAATATACGAATTATTATTCTTTATATCAAGTTTGATTAGCTCCAAAATCTCTTGTTATTTGGTCAAAGATATTGGTTATATCAGGAACTGGATACTGGGTAGTAAAAGCACCCTTATCAACTTTAAAAACATTATCTTGAGTTAATACTAAATCTTCACCTAATTCTGCTTTCCATATAATAGCTCCTAATCTAGGAACTCCACCAAGTCCACCTCCTATGCTAGCAAAATTTGAAAACATAGAATCTGTAACCATTACTATTCCTCCTTTGGTACCTGTTATTTGACCTATATTAGATCCAGATTCACAAGCTAGTATTTCATGTACTCCATGATATTGTAAAGGGTATTTTAAATTACCATCTTCATCTATATCGGTAAATCCTGTATTATAAGGAGTAATATTATCTGGGTCTATAGGATCATTAAAAGGGCCTTGAAATAAGGTTATAAACCATCTATTTCCATTTTCTAATGAAGTTTTAATACTAGCTTCATTACCATAAGTATCACTTCCTGTTCCA